GTGGTGGCAGTATCCAGTATTCTCAGTTTGATTCCGTTGCTGTTCGAATCTATCGGGGAAGGAATCCTTTCTCTTGCTGGAGTAATCGCAAATGGCGGGCCAGCTATTGCCGAGGCATTTACAGTATTGGTGCTTGCCGCGGTCGAGGCTTTGGTTACGGCTGTACCAGCAGTCGTGGACGGGCTATTTGTCTTGGTTGACAGTGTCCTTTCGGCGCTGGTCGAACATACACCGACTATCGTAGAGCAGCTATTCGATATTCTGATTGGGATTATTCAGGCTATCACGACGAAACTGCCGGAATTGATTAAAGCCGGCGTGGAGCTGCTGATGGCTTTTTTTGATGGCGTAATCGATGCTTTGAGCGGTATTGACGTAAACGTACTTATCAAAGGAATCGCTGGAATTGGTTTGCTTTCAGCAATCATGCTTGCTCTTAGTGCAGTGGCATCGTTGGTACCAGGAGCCATGCTTGGCGTTCTCGGGATGGGAGCAGTCATTGCAGAGTTGGCATTGGTTCTGGCGGCTGTCGGTGCCTTGGCTCAGATTCCGGGATTGGAATGGCTTATCGGTGAGGGCGGAAATCTATTGCAGGGAATTGGTACGGCTATCGGTCAATTTGTTGGTGGAATTGTCGGCGGTTTCATGTCTGGAGTTTCAAGTCAATTCCCTCAAATTGGTTCAGATCTTTCTGCGTTTATGACGAATGTGCAGCCATTTATCGAAGGAGCTACACAGCTTAATCCTTCTATGCTGGACGGCGTAAAAGCATTGGCAGAAACAATTCTTATTCTGACCGCTGCTGATATTTTGAACGGATTGACTTCCTGGATTACAGGTGGATCTTCTCTGAGCGACTTTGCTACTCAACTCGTTCCATTCGGCGAAGCGATGCGAGATTTCTCTATTGCCATTGCTGGTATGGACGGGGAATTGGTAGCAAATGCGGCTACGGCGGGAAGAACACTTGCAGAGATGGCGGCAACCCTTCCGAATTCCGGAGGAGTCATCGGCTTCTTTACGGGTGAGAACGATATGAGTGCTTTCGGAGCCCAGCTTATTCCATTTGGCGAAGCAATGATGGGATTTGCAAATGCCGTAAGAGGACTGGATGCGGATACTGTAACGAATGCTGCCACCGCAGGAAAGGCTATGGCTGAAATGGCAACCACAATTCCGAATTCTGGAGGCGTGGTCGGTTTCTTTGCTGGCGAAAATGACATGGATGCGTTTGGCGAACAGCTTGTACCGTTTGGCGAGGCGATGATGCTGTTCTCTCAGGCGGTAAGAGGTTTGGATGCGAATGTAATCGTGGAATCTGCTACTGCGGGAAAGGCTTTAATCGAATTGGCAAATACCGTTCCGAATAGTGGCGGTGTCGTTGGCTTCTTTACCGGAGAAAACGACATGGATACGTTCGGGGAAAAGCTGGTGCCGTTTGGTAGAGCGATGAAATCCTACTCTGACGCAATTGCAGGCATTGATGTGGAAGCTGTTACAAATTCCGCAACGGCTGGCAAAGCGGTGGTTGAGCTGGCGAATACGTTACCGAATACGGGTGGATTGGTAAGCTGGTTTACCGGAGACAACGATATTGCAGTCTTTGGTACGAGCTTGGTTTCCTTTGGTAAGAGTTTCGCACAATACTCCGACTATATGAAGGATGTGGATGCGAATATCGTTACTACTACAACCAATGCGGCGACATCCATCGTTGAGCTTCAGAAAAGTCTTCCCAAAGAAGGCGGATGGTTCTCCGATGATATGACGCTTGCCAGCTTCGGCAGCGACATGGCTTCATTCGGAGCTCATTTCAGCAATTATTACAACAGCATCAGTGGTATTGATACGACATTGCTATCCGGAGTAATTACCCAGACAAATCGGCTTGTAAGCATGGCAAATGGGATGGTTGGTCTGGATACGAGCGGTATGACTTCTTTCAGTTCCGCACTAACAACGCTCGGTGAAACTGGCGTAACTGGATTTATCAATGCGTTCAATAATGCAGAATCGAAAGTAACAGCCGCGGCTTCAAGTATGTTGTCGTCCTTCATCAATGGTGCAAATGCGAAGAAATCCGAACTGACAACGACATTCACTACGCTGGTTCAGGCTGTGCTGACGGCAATCAATGGAAAACAGGGAGAGTTCCAAACCAGTGGCTCTACACTTATGGTTAAATTTATCGCCGGTGTACGGTCTCAGGACAGCTCTTCCAGAACAACTTTTACCAATATCGTTAGCGGTTGTTTGACGGTAATACGAAATAAGTACGGGGAATTTACGTCAACCGGAACCCAGACGATGGTGAAGCTTATTGCCGGTGTCAGATCGCAGGACAGTAGTGCGAGGCTGGCGTTTACAAACATTATCAGCGCTTGTCTTACGGTGATTAAAAATAAATATGCGGAGTTTACCTCGACTGGTAGAGAGTGCATGGTTAAATTTATCGCCGGTGTGAAAAGCAAAGACAGTGAACTCCGAACAGCTTTTACAACTACACTGAGTGGCTCTGTAACCGCCATCAAAGACTATTATAGTCAGTTCAAATCTGCCGGTTCATACTTGGTCGATGGTTTCTGTGATGGTATCAGCGAAAATACTTGGAAAGCGGAAGCAAAAGCAAGAGCCATGGCAGCCGCAGCCGCTGAAGCAGCGGAAGACGAATTGGACGAGCATTCTCCTTCTAAACGCTTTTACGGAATCGGTAACTTTGCAGGAGTTGGTTTCATAAATGCGTTGATTGACAATGTATCCAAGGCTGGAAAGGCTGGACGGGAAATTGCCAGATCTTCTATTGATGGATTGAATGACATCATTTCCAAGATTGCGGACTATGTAGATGCAGATATGGATGTTCAGCCCACCATTCGACCGGTTCTTGACCTATCCGCTGTAGAAGCGGGAACCGGAAGGCTGAATACTTTGTTTAGCAGAAATCAGGCATTATCTGTCAGCACTGGGATGAATGATCGTGTTTCTGAAATGGAAGTTCAAAATGGAGAAAGTTCTCCTACGGGAAATACCTATCAATTCACGCAAAATAATTATTCGCCTAAAGCTCTGTCGAGAATTGATATTTATCGGCAGACAAAGAATCAATTTTCGGCGATGAAAGGGCTGGTGGGTAATACATGATTAGAGCAGTAACTGTAACTAATTACTTGGGCGAATCAAAAAGATTTGAATTAGCGTTCCCGGAGGAATCCGGGTTCGCTGTTCAATCTATCAGTGGATTGGGACCGAGCAAGGCAGATATTAACACGACAGAAATCTCTACGAATGACGGATCGCTGTATAACTCGGCAAGAGTAAATTCCAGAAATATCGTTATGTCTCTAAAACTGATGTTCAATCCTCAGATCGAAGACACAAGGCATGACTCCTACAAATACTTTCCAATAAAGAAGAAAGTAACGCTTCTTATTGAGACGGATAATCGCATTTGCGAGACATATGGTTATGTGGAATCAAATGAGCCGGATATTTTCAGCAGCGATGAGACGACGCAGATTTCAATTGTATGTCCTGACCCTTATTTTTATTCTGCTGGTCCGGATGGAACTAATACCACTATCTTCTATGGAGTGGAACCTCTGTTTGAGTTCGCTTTTTCGAATGAATCTTTAACCGAGTCCTTGATTGAATTCGGCGAGATTAAGAATGAAACTGAGCAGACGGTGTATTACTCCGGCGATGCTGAGATCGGGGTTGTGATTACTATCCATGCCATCGGAAATGTGAGAAACATCACGATTTACAATACCGGGACGAGAGAAGTAATGCGTATTGATACTGATAAATTGAAGCAGCTAACCGGTTCTGGAATGGTGGCTGGCGATGAAATTATTATCTCCACCATTAAAGGGGATAAATCAATCACACTTCTCCGAAATGGTATCTACACTAATATTTTAAACTGCCTCGATAAAGATTCCGACTGGTTTCAGCTATCCAAAGGCGATAACATTTTCGCCTATGTGGTTGAAGAAGGAACGACCAATGTGCAGTTTAAGATTGAAAACCGGACAGCATTTGAGGGGGTATAAATATGGAATTGATTGTTCTGGATACTTCTTTGAAAATGCTTTCTGTGCTTGATACCTTTGAGTCATTGATATGGACCGAGCGATACTCTGCCTATGGAGATTTTGAGGTATACACAAGTATCAACGACTCTGTTCTTGAAATCCTGAAAGACGACTACTATCTCTGGCTGAAAGAATCTGATCAGACTATGATTGTCGAGGATAGAAAGATTGAGTCTGATGCCGAAAACGGAAACCACTTCACGGTCACTGGAAGGTCGTTGGAATCCATTCTGGAACGCCGTATCATTTGGAAGCAAACGATTCTGAGCGGAAACTTTCAAAATGGAATCAAAAAGCTGTTGGATGAGAACATCATCAATCCTTCTGATGCTTCCCGAAAGGTAGAGGGACTGATATTCGAGGCATCCACAGACCCAGCGATTACCGCACTGACAGTTGATGCACAGTTTACCGGCGACAATCTGTATGATGCTATAAAAAAGCTATGCGATTCTAAGAACATTGGTTTCCGAATTAAGCTGTCCGATGATAACAAATTTGTTTTTAAACTCTATGCGGGTGCAGACCGTTCTTACGATCAGTTTACGAATCCCTATGTCATCTTTTCTCCCAAATTTGAGAATGTGATCAATACCAATTATCTGGAATCAAAGAAAACTTTGAAAACAGTCACTTTGGTTGCCGGAGAGGGAGAAGGAGCTGATCGGAGAACCACAACGGTGGCTTGCTCATCTGGAGCCGGAACAGGTTTGAATCGAAGAGAACTTTATACGGATGCCAGGGATGTTTCTTCAACCGTAGATAACGAAACTCTGACAGATGCCGAGTATAAAGCACAGCTTTCCCAAAGAGGTTTGGAGAATCTGGCAGAGAATATTTTAACCAAAACTTTCGAAGGAAAGGTTGAAACAACGAGGATGTACCGATACGGAGAGGATTTCTTCTTGGGCGATATGGTGCAGATTGTGAATGAATACGGGATTGAGGGAAAAGCTCGGGTAACAGAATTCATTCGCTCCCAGAGCAAAGAAGGACTCGACTCGTATCCGACATTTGTTACCGTAGAATAGCAGGAAAGGGGTGAAGAAAAATGAGTGTCACTTATGGGTTCTATAACTCAAAGAATAAAGATCGGCGATACGATGCCATTCAAATGTCAAGCATTTTTGATGGGATCATACGTGACGGCATTTTGCAGCATGTCGGGACTGCTATGATGGTGAAGGAGTCTACTGGCATGATGGTGAATGTCGGAATTGGCCGAGCTTGGTTTAATCATACATGGACGTTAAATGATGCTTTGCTTCCTTTGACTGTACCGCAATCAGAAGTGATTCTAAATCGGATTGATGCGGTTGTTTTGGAAGTAGATGCTCGTGAATCTGTTCGTGCAAATGCGATTAAAATTATCAAAGGTACGCCGGCTACCAATCCAGTGAAACCAACAATGATTAGCACGACAGACCGTTGGCAGTATCCATTGGCTTATATTCGGGTGAATTCTGGCGTTACATCCATCCGTCAGGCGAATATCACTAATGCTGTTGGTACATCGGAGTGTCCTTTCGTAACAGCTCCACTGGACAAAATGTCCATTGACGCCTTGGTTGCTCAGTGGAAAGACCAGTGGGATGCATTTTATGAAAAAGAGACATCTGATATGGAAGCGACAAATGCTTTCTGGAAAGACCAGTGGTCAAAATGGTTCAGCACCCAGACGGAAGAAATCCAGAAATCTTATCTGGCATGGGAAAAACAATGGAACGATTGGTATGCTGCTCAAACGGCAGATATGCAAGAAACAAGTGCTTACTGGAAACAGTTATGGGCGACCTGGTTTAACGAGTACACAAACAATAATACATCTGAAATGGCTGCATGGAGAGAAAATGCTCAGGCATTGTTTGATGAGTGGTTCCAGCAGTTGAAGGATACTCTTTCGAAGGATGTAGAAGCAAATCTGGCAAACCAGATATTAGAGTTACAAAAAAGGACATCGATTCTTGAAGAAATTGTAGAGGGGATTCGGACGGAATTCACCGTATACAACAATCTTTATGACAATGGATACGAGAATTACGATAATCTTCTCGATTCATCAGAAGGAACTATCATTGATAGTAACGTGGACCCGATTGTGGCGCGTGCATATTCCAGCTCCTTAATTCTGGATAGCAATGGACAGCCAATTGATGGCCGCGTTATTTTTTGTATTAGGTAAAAGGAGGACATATCGAGATGAAAATTACGGATTATCAGAAGGTCCAGACACTAGATGAAAGCAACATCGTCTTGATTGATGGTAACAATGGAACCAAAACAATTATGGTGACTGATTTTATTAAATCCTTGATTGGGCTTACCAGTTCTCAGGATTTCATTTCCGGCGTCAATCTGTCGGAACTTACGCAAATCAATACGTTGTCTGCGGATGATAAGTTATTGATTGGCACCGCAGCAGGGAACAAAGCGATTGGTGCGGACGATGCACTCTTTGCAATTCTGGACGCTTTTGTTCCGAAGGAGCAGCGCCGCATGATTTACAGAGGAAAAAATCTGGGGAGCGTTATTACAGACGACCAGAAGGCAAATATCAAGAACGGAACCTTCAAAGGATTTTTCCTTGGAGATTACTGGTCTATCGGCAGCTATACATGGAGAATCGTAGATTTTGATTACTGGTATAATTGTGGCGATACGGCTTTCACCACGCCCCATCTGGTTATCATGCCGGATAAACCTCTTTACAACGCACAGATGAATGAGACGAACATCACAACCGGCGGCTATGTTGGTTCTAAAATGTACACCAAGAATCTGGCGCAGGCGAAAACGTTGGCGGCGAGTGCCTTTGGTGACTTGATTCTCACCCACCGTGAATATCTGACAAACGCCGTTTCGAATGGATATCCTTCGGCTGGTGCTTGGTTTGATTCTACGCTGGAACTTCCGAATGAAATTATGATGTACGGAAGCCTTGTCTTTACTCCGGCAGGAGATGGTACGGTCGTTGTGAACCGTTATACGATCGGAAAGACGCAGCTTGCTTTGTTTACGGTGGTTCCGAAGATGATCTCAAATCGTGCAACGTTCTGGCTCAGAGATATCGTTTCTTCGGCTGCTTTCGCTCTTGTGGGCACCCATGGCGGTGCGGACTGCCTCAACGCTTCGTACTCTTATGGGGTTCGTCCGGTCTTCGCTATTGGTTAGTCTGAATCCAGGGGGCCCTGTGCCCCCCCACGAAAACCGTACACAGGTGACAACAATCTGTGCTATAAAAAAGAAAAATCCAAATGAAAGGTGTGAAGCAAAATGGAGGATAAGATTTATAAGATTACTCTGTCCGATGAAACTGTTCTTGATAATTTGAGGTTGAACGGTAATAACTTTATATCTTCATCGGAAATCAATGAGTCCGTTTTTGACGGAAATTGTTCGATCGTAACAATCAACGATGGAGAAAAGGATGAAGTTCACATGAACATGGAACTTGTCCAGATTACCAAGGTCAATGACAAGTATTGGTTTGTCTTGCGGGAGGTTCCAGAAACAGAGCTGGCCTTTGTTAAAATGCAGTCAGATATCGAATATGTTGCCATGATGTCTGAAATCGAACTATAAAAGGAGGAAACAGTTATGGAACATAGCAAGAATTACGACAAGGTAAAACGCTACTACAATTTGGGTATGTGGAATGAAGTACGGGTTCGGAATGCAGTGAAAAAGAACTGGATTACGGAAGAAGAATTCAAAGAGATCACAGACAAGGATTATGCATGAGTGTCCTTGTGAGTGACCGGACTGAATCCAAATTTGAAGCGATTACATATTCCATTGAATTGCATGATATGTTGATTGACCTTATGCAGCGTAGTTTCGGAGTGAAAGATTTGGATCAGCTTGTTCGGATAAGATATGCTCACGGAAAGGATGCAACAGAAGATTTTTCAAGGTATAGATATTTAATGCTGAATTATAAAAATCGAATTGACCAGTTGGCTTCTATGCTGACTAGCAATGTCCGAGCGGCTAATTCTATCTATCCGACTACGCTGCACGAATATGAGCAAAGAAGAGATTATCAGAATACAGCCATAGTAAACTGCGAGCAGCTTTTGAAAGAGTTGCAACGAATCGTTGAGATATTCGAAGTGGACGTTAATCTCTACAGTCGCTATGTTAAAGCTATCGACCGAGAAATCGGATTGATAAAGAAGTGGCGTCAACGAGATAACCGAATCAAGTCACAGTTAAAAGGGTAATGTCTAATTATGCGTCGTTTCTTCGGCTAATTTCGCTAATGTGAACAACAATGGCAATACGAACTACAACAACGCTTCGAACTCTTATGGAGTTCGTCCGGATTCTCTGCTTAACCAACAGAGAAGGAGACATTGTCCTTTCCGAATGGATAAATAGCAAAGCCGGACGCAATTTACTACGGTAAGTATTGCTATCACGGTGAATGATTTATGAACTATGAGGAGATTATCTGTGACGCCAACAATTTGTATAGAGCTTACAAGGTTTCTGTCAAAACCAGCAAGTGGAAGGAAACAACGCAGAAATTCATGATGAATTTTCTTCGGTATATCTTTTCCATTCAAGACGACCTGATGAATCGGACTCTTCAAAATGGACCGACACAGGAATTCACGCTGTTTGAGAGAGGCCGAGTAAGACCTATTACAAGTATTCAAATTCGGGATCGCATTATTCGGCATGTTTTGTGCGATGAAGTCTTGCTTCCCGAAGTGAAGAAGCATATTATCTATGACAATTGTGCTTCGATTAAAGGAAGAGGTATCTCTCATCAGCGGGACAGGTTCGAAGTTCATCTCCGTAAATACTATCGGTTGTATGGAAATGAAGGATGGATATTGTTCGGAGACTTTTCCAAGTTTTACGATAATATCATTCATGAAATTGCCAAACGGGAATTGTTAAAGCTGTTCGATGATGACGAATTCATTGACTGGTTGCTAACCCAGATTTTTGACGGATTTAAAATCGATGTTTCTTACATGACGGACGAGGAATATGCCACATGTATGTCTGACACTTTCAACAAGTTAGATTATAGGAACATTCCAGAGTCAAAGCTGACAGGCGAAAAGTGGATGGAGAAGTCGGTTAATATTGGAGACCAGTTATCACAAGTCATCGGGATTTATTATCCGTATCGGATTGATAATTACGTCAAATATGTAAGAAGCCAGAAGTTTTATGGAAGATACATGGATGACTGGTATATCATGAATCCGAGTAAAGAAGAACTCTTTGATCTGCTAGATCATATTCATCAAATTGCAGAAGAATATGGAATCCATATCAATAAGAAGAAAACTCGAATTGTGAAGATTTCCAGCACGTACAAATTTCTGCAAATAAAATACAGTTTAACAGATTCCGGAAAGGTAATTAAGCGAATCAATCCGAAGCGGGTTACTACGATGCGCAGAAAGCTCAAGAAACTCGCCGTCAAAGTGAAAAACGAGGAGATAACGTATGAAAATGTAGAGAATATGTTTCGGGGCTGGATGGGAAGCTTTTACAAACTTTTGTCGAAGGAACAAAGAAAAAATTTGATAGGTCTCTATGAAGATTTATTTGAAAAGTCGATTACAATCATCAGCAAAAGGATGATCATAACCGATAAAATCAAATAGTTATGGAGGATACTAAAATGGAACCATGGTTTCAAATGGTGGTGACGATTGTGTGTGCAGTCGTCGCCTCTTCTGGTTTTTGGGCGTATATCCAGAAGAAAAGTGAGAAAAAAGATGTGAGGACGCAGATGCTGATTGGTCTTGCTCACGATAGAATTATCTATCTGGGAATGTCCTACATCGAGCGGGGATGGATCACGCAGGACGAATATGAAAATCTGCACGATTATCTCTACAAGCCCTATGAAGAGATGGGCGGAAATGGCTCAGCTAAAAAAGTCATGCAGGAGATCAATAAGTTGCCCATTCACAAATCAACCTATATTCAAGAAAATCAGTAGGAGGAATTAAAATGATGGAACAGATTATGAACTATGTGCAGCCTGAGTTAATCGTTGTGGCGATTGTCCTTTACTTCTGCGGTATGTGTCTGAAGCAGACTCAGGCAATCAAGGACAAGTATATTCCGTTGATCCTCGGTGTCGGCGGCATCGTCCTTTGCGGAATCTGGGTTTTGGCCACTTCTCCATTAGGGAGTGGTCAGGAGATTGCAATGGCTATATTTATCGCAATTGTTCAGGGAATTTTAATGGCCGGTCTCAGTACCTATGTAAATCAGATCATTAAGCAGGCAAATAAAGATGAGTAGCAAGCGGACAGAGCGTGAAACCGTTCTTTTTTTTTATTTCCAAAAGAGAGGATGAGAGAATATGGCTATTAACAAAGTAATCTATGGTGGAGAGACACTGATCGACCTGACCGGCGATACCGTAACCGCTGATAAGATTCTTTCCGGCTTTACCGCCCATGACAAAAGAGGGGAGCCGATCACAGGTACTTGTGAATATGACGTAGATTCTTCTGATGCAACAGCCGCTGTTGCTGAAATTCTTCAGGGAAAGACCGCGTATGTACGAGGTCAGAAACTGACGGAACCATGAAGAATAACGGAGCTGTGACAGGTACAATTTCTTCAAAGGATGAAGAGTACACCATTCCGCAGGGACATCACGATGGTTCTGGTAAAGTTGGGATTTCGGCAGCAGAAAAAGAGAAAATCATTCCGGATAATATTCGAGAGGGTATTACTCTGCTTGGTGTAGAAGGTTCTATGTCAGGTACGGAAGATGCCAAACCACAGGCAAAGACAGTTACACCTTCTACAAAGGAGCAGACAGTGCTTCCGAATTCTGAGGAAGGATATAACTACTTATCGCAGGTTACAGTCAAAGCAATCCCATATAACGAAAGCGAGAATCCCGCTGGAGGTACTACGGTAACTATCGGGTAGGAGGGAGGCTTAAATGGCTACAAATAAAGTCGTTTACAGCGGCAGAACCCTCATAGATTTGACTGGGGATACTGTGACAGAAGAAACTCTGCTAAGAGGTTATACGGCTCACAGAGCAGACGGGACGCAGATTGTGGGAACAGCATTTGCCGATTATCCGGAGCGATATTCGTTTCTTGACCCTCTTCAAGATTCAAATGGAGAAAAGATCCTTGATAATTCGAATAATGTACTACAGGGTGAAACGGTGTATAAAAAGGTGTAGAAATGTCGTTTACTTCTTGAATATTCCTATACTTTTGATAAAAGAATGGCTAAAAATCAAGGTTTCCTGTTTCGATTGAGGAGGCAGCTAAGGAAGGCAAGTTCTAATAAAAAACTTTGGATTTACAAGAAAAATTAAGATTCCTAATACAAGGAGGGGTCGCTTTTAGGCGATCCCTTTTGTGTTGCCTGAACGGCATAAAAACTGTTATGTCTACCATTTGCCTGTCAAAATTGTTAACGGCAGGCAGAAAATGATTCAATCTGCTCTAAAATATCAGCGGTGTCCTTTTCCATATATCAGCAATCTTGGCTACGCACATCCCATTTTATCATACGCCAAAAGGGGATGTGCGTAGTTTATTGCTCTGTACAGGGGCAGGCGTTTGACGCGCTGGATGAGAAAACGGAGAATTACTCTATTCCCCTCCGGGGCCGTCACGGCGTTCACGGGTGGATTCTGGCAGCGGATCTACAGGCGTAATGACCTGGCTTCCGTTGCGGTAAGGCTCATAGTCCACCTCAGGGATATCCCCGTCTCCGTACAGATCCTGGTTGTTTTTGTACATTACGATCACCTCCACAGATAGTATGGAAGGATAGAGGTGGATTTATAGTGGAAAAATATTCCGGGGGCATCAGGCCCCCGGAATACAGATTTATCATATCACCTGCTGCGCAGTGTCATCAGAGAATTTAGTTCAGATACACTCTGCCAGCAGCGGAAGAATGGAATCCAGCTTTGCCTTTAACACGCCTTCAAGCTCTGTGATCTGTTCCAGTGTAGCCTGAACAGAGGTATTGATGGCGATCAGCACTTCGTAGTCACTGGAGGCGGAAATGACCTTGTTGATTTTTGCGCATTCTGCGTTCAAAATACAGGCCAGAGCGTCCTCCTCGTGGGCGATGGAAGATGCAATATTTAAAAGGATAGGGCAGGGGCAGGTGGGCGGGCAATGGGTAGGGCAGGTCAGGGTATTTGTCTCATTCATAGTCGTTATCTCCTTTCATCTCGTCTCATCGAGATACTATAATATATGGACAAGATGAAAATGTGTGACAGCCTGGCCCTGTGATGGCTATAGCTTCATCACTCCGGTGGCGATCTTCTCTCGAAAGGCCCTATCATGCTCCACAAAGATCATGGTGGGAGAAAATTCCTGGATCAGCTGTTCGATCTGCATTCTGGAATAAATATCGATAAAGTTCAGCGGCTCATCCCATACATACAGATGGGCCTGTTCACAGAGGCTTTTTGCGAGGAGTACCTTCTTTTTCTGGCCGCCTGAAAAATCCTGTATATCCTTTGTAAACTGCACACGTTCAAAATCCATTTTCCGCAGGATAGCTTTAAATAGGCTTTCATCGATCCTGTACTGTGCGGCAAAATCAGACAGAGTGCCTTTTAAATAGGAGGTATCCTGGGAAACATAGGAGATCACAAGGCCAGATGCTACGGAAAGTGTTCCATTATGGCTTAAAGATTCTCCCGCAATCAGTTTCAAAAGACTGCTTTTGCCGCTGCCGTTTTTACCGTCCAGCGCCAGGCGGTCGCCCTGACGGATGGAAAAGGAAAGAGGGCCGCAAATGGTTCGTTCCTCATACTGAATGGAGACATTGGAACATGATACAAGGGTCTGGCTGTGAAAATGCAAAGGAATGAGCCGTAGGCTTTGGGCGGTTTCTGTATTTTTTAAAAGACTGGCTGCTTCCTCAATGGCCTTCTTTTGTCTGGATTCAATGGATTTTGCCCTCTGCATCATTTTGGCTGATTTGTGGCCTACATATCCCCGGTCAGCACATCCGCTTCCGATTTTGGAGGCTTCGATCCGGTCCGACCACCCTGATGTCTGGGCAGCAGCCTGCTTTAAGCGCCGGATGTCCTTTTTGAGCCGCTCATTCTGGGCCATCTCGCAAGTCTGCTGACGCGTGAAGTTGGTCATCCAGGAGGAGAAATTGCCGCTTTGAACCTGGATGCCGGCCCGATTAAGGGACAGAATATGATCCACACAGCCATCTAAAAAGCGTCGGTCATGGGAGACCAGGATAAAGCCCTTTTTCTTCTTTAAATAGGCGGCTACCATTTCCCTGGCCTCGGCATCTAAGTGGTTGGTGGGTTCGTCGATCAGAAGAAAATGGCCCTGGTTAAGAAAGAGAGCCGCCAGCAGGGCTTTCGTCTGTTCCCCATTTGAAAGCGTGTGAAAGGGACGCCAAAGTATTTCGCAGTCTGTCTTAAGGCTGGACAGTTCCCGGATCAATTCCCACTCCTGGGCTATAGGACAGATTTCCGCAAGAAGTTCTACAGTCATTTTTGAAGGATCAGAAACAGGATAGGGAAAATAATCAAAGGGCACACAGGACAGGATCTTTCCGCTGTATTCGTATCGGCCCATGAGCAGATTCAAAAATGTAGTTTTCCCCCTTCCGTTTCTTCCTACAAAACCCAGTTTCCAGTCGGTGTCAATCTGGAAACTTACATCTTCAAAAATGGGATCAAAACTGGAAGGGTAGGAGAAGGTTAAATGCTCCGCTTTTATCAATGACAT